GAGAGAATTGGACATAATTCTACTGGAAGAAGTTTTTGACCCATCTCTACATGAAGAAATTCGAGAACTTGCGAGTCAAAACCACCATCAACTAGTGTTCGCTAAGCATGATGTCTCTTGGAAAACAGATAATGAAACTTTTTCTGGATCCGCTGAGACAACAGCTTTGAACACTACTGCCACTGCTGGCTGCAGTGGGGTGGCTCTAATGCTCAATCGTTTTAGTTATTCTGATCGTAAACAACGACTCGATGAAGTGGTAGCAAAAGTGTTCGACATGTTGGGGTCTTACAGTGGCGATGACAGCATTACAGCTGGAATCTCTGCTTCAAAGATCAAGATGACTTTCGAGAACTTCGGTTACAAATTGAAGTTCGTCTACACCCACAACCCTGGACCTCTGGCAATCCCAGTCGAGTTCCTAGGCAGGCTTTACAGCCCATCGGTGTGGTACGGCAGTCCCAATTCTTGTTGCGATGTGCTGAGACAGCTCAGCAAATTCCACACAACCAGATTGGATTTGAACATCCATGATGTCGAAACAGTTCAAAAAGAGAAAGTGCAAGCATTCATCCTTTCGGATGAGAACACACCCATAATGGGAGACTACCTTAAGCGTTACCTTCAGATTACTGAAACTGACGCTTCTGAGTTTTTCGAAGGAATTAGACATTCTGACAGAAAAGCTGAGAAATGGCTGTCCCAGTGGAATAAAGATGTTCAATACCCCAATGAGAACACGGGATCATGGATGCAGGGCCACATCGCGCGCCAAACCAACAACAGGTTTAATCATACAGTTTTTGAAACCAAACTGGCTGATTGTAAGACCATTGTTGATTTACGCGAGTTGGAACCCAACTATGTTGAGGAATACCCAGATGTTCCCAACACTGTGACCATTAACAATGGCACCACACTGACTAGAACTGGTGAAAACACTAAGCAAGCAGCTGAGAGAGCGAATGAAGAACAAAAAGGAGAAAAACACACTGACAGAATCACCAAGGAGACTAGAAAAGAGACTCCTGCTCCTGTCAAAACACAAAAACCCGTCACTGAGCAAAAGCAAAGTGATGAAGAGTCCCACTCAAAAAGCAGTGAGACTGAGAAAGGCCGAAAGGCAAAGACCGCCCCCAGGAGAGGGGGATTTGGACGGTCAAACCGGGGTAGAGGGAAACCACGGTCTAGGCATTAAGCTTACTCTCCCTCGCACAGTATTATACTTGCGA